TTAATCAAATATGTTCATAGCTTGATGTTTTTTATCAGTATATAAATGAGAGTACGTTTGAATTGTTTCTGTAATGTTAGAGTGCCTCATTAATTCCATTAATAAATACATATCTACACCATTATTAATTAAATAGCTTGCGTACGAGTGCCTTAAATGGTGTATTTTTAGATTCGGGAATACAGATTTAAAATGATACGAATAGGTAACGTATCTAATAGGTTCTAACCCCCCGAATATAAAATAGTTTTCGTCAAAATATTTATATCTTTTAGAAGATTCATTATACATGTTTTTAAGCATCTCTCTAATTAATTTTGGTACAGGTATTATCCCTTTAGAACTTTCTTTTTTTAGATTATATTCAATTTCTCTATTACTTAAATTGATTTTCTTATTTACGTCAATTTCGCCTTTTATTTTATCGTAATCTTTCCACTGCAAAGCTAAAGCTTCGCCTATTCTAAGACCAGAATAAAATAACAGTTTAGTTAGCTGACGAGAAGTATCGTTTGTAATTTGTTCTACTTTTTCATCAAATTCTTCACGAGTGATAAATTTAGCTTGTGGTTTTGTTCTGGGAATAGGAGTTACCGATAATGTGGGGTCGTATAAGAGCTTGTAATGCTTTTTGGCGTAATTGATAACTGCTTTAAAACCTGCCCACACAGATCGTGCATAGCCAACAGAAAGACCTGCATCGTTTAACAAATAATTCCTGAAAGCAGTACATTGCGTAGTAGTGATTTTGCCAATAGGGATATTTCCGAACCTTTCTTTTATGTGAGTATTATATTCTGTAGTTCGCTTTTCTATTGAGCGTGCAGAAAGATTTTCATTTTTTAAACGATTAAAAAATATATATTCAAAGGGTTGATTGTCCGAGTATCCATATTTAACATTTTGTATAAATTCGCTTTCAGCTAGTTTGGCATCTTTCTTACGTTCAAACCCACGCTTCATTTTTCGTTTGTTATTACCGTATACATCTTTATATCTAATAGAAAAATACCATTTACCTGTATTATCATCCTTATATACTGGCATTTTGCTTCTCCCTCCTCAAAATTGGCAAAAAATAATAAGGGTAGGCGGGCTACCCGTGAAAATTGTATAAAAAAAGAGAGAGCGCAGATGCACCCTCTCATGTCGCAAATATTTCAGCGACTTGTCTAATTTGAAGCTTGCCGCAAATATTTCAGCGGCTTGTTTTGTATATATGTAATATACCATCAAAGAGAGTGTAGTTCAAGCGATTTAACTAAGAAATCTAATTTTTATACTATTTTCAATTTTATCTACTGTTTCTTTTGAATATGATATTTCTCCGGCAGGGTCATACCTATTAATTTTCGATATTCTATCCTTGCTGATTGTAGTGATATTTAAAACGTTAGCATAGGTCTTTTTATACTTGAATCGCTCATATCTTTTGCGAACCTTCGAATATTTTTTGAAGTCGTCATTCAGCGATTTGTTTTCATCAAGTAATTTTTGATCGTATGGGTTTTCTGCTTTTGACACCTTTTCAAGATTGTTCATGATTTTTTTAGCTAAATCCTTACCCGTTACGTCCATTTTTTCCAATACTAAAGGTAACAAATCTTCTTCGATATGCACATTGAATTTACTTCTGGAAGATGTAAGTGGAACTACCGTTAATATTGGATTTTTATTTGAATCGTGATTATTAAGTACCATACAAAAATGGTTTCCAGAAAACTCTCTGCCAACATTAACACCTAACTTTACATAAATTATAGTGCCTTTTTTATATCTGGTGTAACTTTTGTTTTCTTTTAACAATCTAACTTCATCCAATAAAAACTCTGAATATTCAAGACACCATGAATTCATATATTTAAATTTGTAAATCTCGCTATTTTGAATCTTTTTAAAATTATTAACTGCTGTTTCTAAAGGTGCGTTCTCTTCCATCCCTCATCCTCCTCACGCCACATAGGCGCTGTTAATCAAAAATACGATAGTTATAAATAACTTTGCCTATCACTTCGATTTCATCAATAGAATCTAAATCGTAAGAATTAGTTTTAAATTCATCTGAATAGCTTGCTGGGTCTAAATGTAGTTTTGTTTCAGTACGTCTCACACGCTTAACTGTATATTCACCACCTAGACGTAATACAAGGATGTCATTGCTGTTAAGTTTATGATCACAAGACTTTCTATAATCATGGACAATTATATAAGAACCGTTAGCGAGTATTTTATTCATGCTATCTCCGTTTATTTTTAGTGCTATACATTCGCTAGGTTTACGACCGTTAAAAGCAAATGGTGGAACTTTTAATTTTTCATTATCAATTGCAACTTCCTCGAAATTTCCAGCAGAAACTTTACCGAAATATGGAACCTCGATTTCGCTATCAAATTCTGGTAAAACAATTTCTTCAATTTCTCCTAAGAGATAACCTTTAGAAACATTGAACAAACTTGAAATTTTTTCGACCATACCCATTCTAGGTTCAGTTCTTCCACTTTCCCACATTCTTATAGTACCTTCGGAAACATCTAATTTTTTAGCCATCTCAACTTTAGACAATCTATTGTTCAATCTGATTTCTTTTATGGAATTTTTGAAAGCCATTTTGTTTCCCTTCCTTATATATAATGTTTTTACACTTTTATTATACTATGAAAAATCGTAATTGCAACCCTTAAAATACGATTTAACAAAATAAAAATACGTAATTTTTAAAAATAATTACGAAAAATACTTGCAATCGTATTCTAATTACGATATACTTTGATCAGAACTTAACAAGGAGGTAAAAAAATGAACTACATCAAACATAGTTTGAAATTAGATGAATGGCGAAAACGAAAAGGTTACACCCAGTCATCTTTCGCAGAAAAACTTGGCATTTCACCGTCTACTTATAACATTTGGGAAAACAACCCAGAAATGATTAAACCTAGAGATGCTTTTAGAATCGCTAAGACATTAGATATCTCTATTGATGAGATTATTTTTTTAAAAGATGAATCGTATTTTAAATACGTTTTAGTCGAAGAAAAACAAACATCTTAAAAGGAGGAACGAACAATGCAAGCATTACAAACATTTAATTTTAAAGAGCTACCAGTAAGAACAGTGGAAATTGAAAACGAACCTTATTTTGTAGGAAAAGATATTGCTGAAATTTTAGGATATGCAAGGGCAGACAATGCCATCAGAAATCATGTTGATAGCGAGGACAAGCTGACGCACCAATTTAGTGCATCAGGTCAAAACAGAAATATGATCATTATCAATGAATCAGGATTATACAGTTTAATCTTTGACGCTTCTAAACAAAGTAAAAACGAAAAAATCAGAGAAACCGCTCGAAAATTCAAACGATGGGTAACATCAGACGTCCTACCAGCTATTCGCAAACACGGTATCTACGCAACAGACAATGTAATTGAACAAACATTAAAAGATCCAGACTACATCATTACAGTGTTGACTGAGTATAAGAAAGAAAAAGAGCAAAACTTACTTTTACAACAAGAAATTGGAGAGCTAAAACCCAAAGCAGACTATGTAGATGAAATCTTAAAGTCAACTGGAACATTAGCTACAACTCAAATCGCGGCAGACTACGGTATATCAGCACAAAAGTTAAACAAACTACTACACGAAGCTAGATTACAACGAAAAGTGAATAAACAGTGGGTGCTTTACTCAGAACACATGGGCAAGAGTTACACAGAATCAGACACTATACCAATTGTACGCTCTGACGGTAGAGAAGACACAGTTTTACAAACTAGATGGACACAAAAAGGTAGATTGAAAATACATGAAATCATGACTGAATTCGGTTATGAAGCTAACGTAACTGCTTAACAGGAGGGCGCAGCAAATGCAAGCTCAAAACAAAAAAGTCATCTATTACTACTATGACGAAGAAGGTAATAGACGACCCGTTAATATTCAATACAACGATGGCTACGACTTAATGATAGACCCGCGTTTTATTGAAATGACGCTTGAAAGACATCCGCATTTAAAAAATAACTTTTATGGATTAATAGATGGAAAAGAATTTAAGTTAGATTAAATTTTTGGAAATGCAAAGGAGGCATAACAAATGTTACAAAAATTTAGAATCGCGAAAGAAAAAAATAAATTAAAACTCAATTTACTAAAACATGCAAACAGTAATTTAGAAACAAGAAACAACCCTGAACTGTTGCGAGCAGTTGCAGAGTTGCTTAAAGAGATTAATCGATAAATCCGACAACTAATCATCATTTGAATTTGAAAAACTGGTTAATAGATAGCAAAAATACGCTATAAAAAGTACCGAAATATAAAAAGGAGTATTTATTGGTTCGTTATTAATAAACTTTAATAAAAAGTCCCAAATAGCATTACCGCTTACACCTACAGAACTAGCATTAATAAAACCTAAACTGGAGTGATTAATATGCATTATGTCGACAATTTTTTTACCGCTGTAATTATTGCTTTGATGTTGTTTTTGCTCTACTGGATGGGCAGGATTGATGGATTTAATAAAGGTAGAACTATTAGCTACATCGACATTCAAATTTCTAAGAGCATAAGACATTTTCAAAATATCGTTTTTAGGAATGCTCGTAGATTTTATAAAACTATTAAGAACCTCATTAGAAAATAAATTAGATTTGAACATTGGATGATTCTTAGTTACTTGATGCATATAGGAAGCCCAATTAGATAATTTCGATTGGTTAATTCTAATGCTATTCATAACATTATTAACCGTCGATTGAATTTCCAGAGCGTTCATAACATACGAATTATTCATAGTATTTGCGGCTTTAGCGTAAGCTTCGACAGGCAATTTAGACAAGATAGCTTGATTTTTCTTTATTAAATCTAACTGTCGTTGAGTGAGATTTATATTATTCATAATTATCACCTCCTTTCACTAGGAGATAACTAAATTATACACAACACAAAAATAAAAAGGAGGAATAGATATGATAAAAAATAGTTTGCAAGCTAAAGAACTTGCAGTAATTTTATCTGTTTCTAAATCCAAAGCAGGACAAATAATAAGAGAACTGAATAAAGAGCTTGAAGACGAAGGTTACATTGCGATTCGAGGCAGAATACCAGTCCAATTAGCTAGAGAAAAATTCCCTTATCACAGCTTGTCAGACGAGAGAATAATGGAGGCGTTGAAAAAAGAAAATGAGTAACATTTATAAAAGCTATCTATTAGCAGTATTATGCTTCACAGTCTTAGCGATTGTACTCATGCCGTTTCTATACTTCACTACAGCGTGGTCAATTGCGGGATTCGCAAGTATCGCAACATTCATATTTTATGAAGAATACTTTTATGAAGAATAAAAAAACTGCTACTTGCGCCAACAAGTAACAGTATCAAACAAAACACTTAAGAAAAAATTCATGTTCAATATAAAACGAAAAACGGAGGAAGTCAAGATGTATTACGAAATAGGCGAAATCATACGCAAAAATATTCATGTTAACGGATTCGATTTTAAGCTATTCATTTTAAAAGGTCATATGGGCATATCAATACAAGTTAAAGATATGAACAACGTACCAATTAAACATGCTTATGTCGTAGATGAGAATGACTTAGATATGGCATCAGACTTATTCAACCAAGCAATAGATGAATGGATTGAAAATAACACAGATGAACAGGACAGACTAATTAACTTAGTCATGAAATGGTAGAGGGGGATTAACTAATGGCTAATCTATATGAGCTATCAGAAGCATTTAAAGAGTTGTCTAATCAAGATGAATTAGACCAAACATTATTAAAAGATACATTAGATTCTATCCAAGCAGAAATGAATGTCAAAGTAGATAACATTGTCAATTGGAGACGTGAAACATTAGGTGACATAGATGTCATAGATAAAGAGATTAAGCGACTTCAAAATTTAAAAAAAACAAAAACAAAATTTAACTGATCGATTAAAAGATTACTTAAAAGAGATGTTAGAAACACAGGAAGTAGATAGTTACCGCACAGCTACTAATCATATTTACAAGCGCAAAAACGGGGCTAGTAAAAATATTATCGATGAAAAACTTATTCCAAAGGATTATTGGCTATCACAAGCCCCGAAACTTAATTCTAAGCAACTAATCGATGATTTGAAAGCTGGGAAAGATATTCCCGGCGTTGAATTAAAGGTAACAGAAAGTCTGGTGATTAAGTGATGAATAAATCGGAAACAGTTGTTGAAATAAATAAAGCTATGGTTGCGTTTCGTAAAGAAGTAAAACAACCGCTCAAAGATAAAAATAATCCATTTTTCAAATCAAAATACGTACCTCTTGAGAACGTTGTAGAAGCCATTGACGAGGCGGCAACACCTCATGGACTCTCTTATACTCAATGGGCTTTGAACGATGTAGACGGGCGCGTGGGAGTCGCTACAATGCTTATGCATGAAAGCGGTGAATATATCGAGTATGATCCTGTATTTATGAATGCAGAAAAGAATACGCCACAAGGCGCAGGCTCGTTAATCAGCTACCTTAAACGTTATTCGCTATCTGCGATTTTCGGTATTACTAGTGACCAAGACGATGATGGAAATGAAGCAAGTGGAAAAAATAATAATCCAAAACAACAAACTAGAACGCAATGGGCAAGTAGCGAAACTATAGGGATTTTAAGGAAAGAGGTTATAAGTTTCACTAAATTGATAAAGGGCACGGATAAAGAAGCTCCACAAAATATAGTAGAACAAAAATTCGACATAAATAACTATAAATTAACAGAAAAACAAGCAGCAGAAGCTATTCAAAAATTACGAAACAACGCAAAAACAATTACCGGAGGAAAACAATAATGTTAAACAGAACAGTATTAGTAGGACGCTTAACAAAAGATCCAGAATATAGAACAGCGCCAAATGGTGTGAGTGTTACCACTTTCACTATCGCAGTTAACAGAACATTTACTAACGCTCAAGGAGAACGTGAGGCAGACTTTATTAACTGTGTAACTTTTAGAAAACAAGCAGAAAATGTAAATAATTATTTATCCAAAGGGTCATTGGCTGGCGTTGATGGACGTTTACAATCACGCAGTTATGAAAACAAAGTCGGGCAACGTGTGTTTGTTACAGAAGTAGTAGCGGACAGTGTTCAATTCTTAGAACCGAAGAATAGCAACCAACAACAAAATGACAATTATCAACAACAAGGACAAGCTCAAACTGGTAATAATCCGTTTGACAATACTGAAGAAGATTTTTCAGACCTCCCGTTCTGATTGGAATGATTAGATGCCAATAATTACTAGTTATATCACTCAAGATGACGGTACAACAACAGTTGTCATCTCGGGTGTTGAATTAGGCAATAAAGAAACATTACTACTTGATAACGGGTTCGATGTAGAAGTAGATGTAAACGTTATAGATCCGTTTCAAATTACCGGCAAGCAACGTCGAAAAATATTCGCGCTTGTCAAAGACATAGAAGAACATACAGGTCAACCAATGGACTATATGAGACATATGTTCATCGAGTTTGTAAGAACGTACTACGGCTATGATGAACGTATTTCGCTAAGTAATTGTACGAGAACACAAGCAAGTCAAATCATTGAAGCAACGCTTGACTGGACGTTCTACAATGACATACCACTTAGCTACAAAACGAGTAATCTACTGAAACAAGATAAATCATTCTTATACTGGTCAACTGTTAACCGCAACTGTGTAATATGCGGAAAGCCTCACGCTGACTTAGCACATTACGAAGCAGTAGGTAGAGGCATGAACAGAAACAAGATGAATCACTACGACAAACATGTATTAGCGTTATGTCGCGAACATCATAACCAGCAACATGCGATTGGCGTTAAGTCGTTTGATGATAAATATCACTTGCATGACTCATGGCTAAAAGTTGATGAGAGGCTCAATAAAATGCTGAAAGGAGAGAAAGAGAAATGAACAAAATATTAATACGCTTTGCTATTAACTATATAAAATATCAACAAAAACAATTGCGTGAAAAAGAAGCCCGAATTAAATATCTAGAGGGCTTCTTAAAAGGGAAGGGTTATTGACTGTTTTTGTTTTGCAATTCCATCAATCTTTCAAATTGATCCGGATACTGAACGGCAAGTTCCATCATTCTTACCATAGAATCAGCGGGAATATCAGGGTCTTGTTTGGTCACTGAAGGTAGAAACTCTTTTAATTCGGATAAATCGCTTTTTATATCTAACAAATGTCTATTTAAAACACCGTATTCATTATCGATATTATTATACTTATTGACTGGATTTTCAAAATTGAAATCATTATCTGTAAATGTTTTGATAGTTTCTTTAAGTTGGTCTTTGGCATTTACTACATCCGCGTATAATTCGCTGTAGTAAATTGTACGGTAAGCGCTAACATCAAAAGGGATATTCTCATCTTTGTTAATCATAGTAATTGTTGGTCTCTCTAGAGCGTGTCTGTAACCTAATTCATAAAATACGTTCGGGTTATGCGTACTCAAATCTACAATAACTAATTCAGAATTCGTTAATCCACCAATTATTTCATCAGTGATTTTATTGGTCGATGATATAAGGTCAGATCGTTGGATTTCAAAATCTGATTCTAAAGCAGGTTTTATGATGGATTGTAAAAGAAAATCAGAGTTTCTTCTTACTTTAGAATCATCAGTACCTATAGGGCAAGCAATGAAACATTTTTTCAAGTTATTCACTCCTAATCATATTTTTATTAATTATAACAGAAAGGAGATAACGAAATGGCAACATTTAGAACGATAAAAGAAAGTGGCGATTTTGTAACTGTGCATAAATCTTTTGTGTTCGATAGTAATTTAAGTGCTAAAGCTAAAGGGATATTATTGTATTTCCTAAGTCGTCCTGACAATTGGCAAATATACACGTCAGAAGTAGTTAAACATATGAATGATGGACAAAAATCAATCAATAGTGGCGTTCAAGAACTTATGGATAATAAATATGTTCACAGAATACAAAAAAGAGCTGAAAACGGTGTGTTTAAAGGTTTTGAATACTTAGTTTACGAAAAACCAACCGAAATGCCATTTTCGGAAAACGGATTATCGGCAAACGGGTTTTCGGAAAACGGAAAAACGGAAAACCGAAAAGGGCGTACTACTAATAATAATAGTACTAATAATGATTTAACTAATAATAACAATACTAATAATGATGGAAGTATATTGTCGGGCAACCCGACTGTGTATTCCATTCCCTATAAAGAAATTATCGAATACTTAAACAAAAAAACAGGAAAGCATTTTAAACACAATACAGCTAAATCAAAAGATTTTATTAAAGCAAGATGGAATCAAGATTTTAGGTTGGAGGATTTTAAAAAGGTGATTGATATCAAAACAGCTGAGTGGCTAAACACGGATAGCGATAAATACCTTAGACCAGAAACACTTTTTGGCAATAAATTTGAGGGGTACCTCAATCAAAAAGCGCAACCAACTGGCATAGATCAATTGGAACGCATGAAGTACGACGAAAGTTATTGGGATTAGGGGGATATTATGAAACCACTATTCAGCGAAAAGATAAACGAAAGCTTGAAAAAATATCAACCTACTCATGTCGAAAAAGGATTGAAATGTGAGAGATGTGGAAGTGAATACGACTTATATAAGTTTGCTCCTACTAAAAAACACCCGAATGGTTACGAGTATAAAGACGGTTGCAAATGTGAAATCTATGAGGAATATAAGCGAAACAAGCAACGGAAGATAAACAACATATTCAATCAATCAAACGTTAATCCGTCTTTAAGAGATGCAACAGTAAACAACTACAAGCCACAAAATGAAAAACAAGTACACGCTAAACAATCAGCAATAGAGTACGTACAAGGCTTCTCTACAAAAGAACCAAAATCATTAATATTTCAAGGTTCATACGGAACTGGTAAAAGCCACCTAGCATACGCTATCGCAAAAGCAGTCAAAGCTAAAGGGCATACGGTTGCTTTTATGCATATACCAATGTTAATGGATCGTATCAAAGCAACATACAACAAAAATGCAGTAGAGACTACAGACGAGTTAGTCAGATTGTTAAGCGATATTGATTTACTTGTACTAGATGATATGGGTGTAGAGAACACAGAACACACTATAAATAAACTTTTCAGCATTGTTGATAACAGAGTAGGTAAAAACAACATCTTTACAACTAACTTTAGTGATAAAGAACTAAATCAAAATATGAACTGGCAACGTATAAATTCGAGAATGAAAAAAAGAGCAAGAAAAGTAAGAGTAATCGGAGACGATTTCAGGGAGCGAGATGCGTGGTAATCACAAAACAAAATATAAAAGAAATATTACATTGTAGAGATGTATATGCTCAAAAGATGATTGATTTTGCAAACGGAGACCAAGAGAAACTTAAAAAACTTATTGATGATAAGTTGAAAGAAAAAGAAGAAAGACCCGCAATCGTCGAATATTAAGGAGTGTTAAAAATGCCGAAAGAAAAATATTACTTATACCGAGAAGATGGCACGGAAGATATTAAGGTCATCAAGTATAAAGACAACGTAAATGAAGTTTATTCGCTCACAGGAGCCCATTTCAGCGACGAAAAGAAAATCATGGCTGATAGTGACCTAAAACGATTCAAAGGCGCTCACGGGCTTTTATATGAGCAAGAGCTAGGGTTACAAGCAACGATATTTGATATTTAGAGGTGGCACATGGAAATAGAAATTAAATTTAACGAAACGTTCGAGGCACCTATGGGCTCGCCTCGTCCACGCTTTCGTAATACAGGTAGATTTGTTCAAACATACATGCCAACAGCTTATACAAATCATAAAGCGTATATACAAGGGCAAATGCCTAAGTTAAATCTAGAGCGCGCACTAAAAATCGAATTAGACTTTTACTTTCCATTACTTAAATCATGGTCGAAGAAAAAGAAAAGTGAAATGGTTGGACAGTATAAAGTGACTAAGCCGGATATCGATAACTTAATTAAAACAGTATTAGACGCATGTAATGGTCATGTGTGGAAAGACGATAACCAAATTACAGAAATAACTAGCTCAAAGCGTTATGGACTAGAACCAAAAATAATCATGCGAATAGAAGAAATATAAGAGGTGGATAAAATGGCGAGAAAAGCAAGGATTGTAACAATAAATGATAAACCATATAGGTTTACCAAATCTGAAATGGAATTAATAGAAAGTCACGGTATAACCGCTGGAATGGTTTCTAAGAGAGTAAAAGACGGTTGGGAACTACATGAAGCAATGGACGCACCAGAAGGTACGCGTTTAAGCGAGTACAGAGAAAAGAAAACAATAGAAAGACTGGAACAAGCTAGACTCGAACGCAAATTGGAAAGAAAGCGAAAGAGAGAGGCTGAGCTAAGAAGAAAGAAGCCACACTTGTTTAATGTACCTCAGAAACATCCAAGAGGACGTTATGCGTGCTACCTGTTGGAAAACGACATATTCGTGAAAGTTAAGAAGTAGATCATGACAGATAACGCACGCAAAGAATACCTAAATCAATTCTTTGGATTTAAGAGATATCTGTATCAGGATAACGAACGAGTGGCACATATCCATGTAGTGAATGGCGCTTATTACTTTCACGGGCATATCGTACCAGATTGGCAAGGTGTGAAAAAGACATTTGATACAGCGGAAGAGCTCGGAATATATATAAAGCAACATGGTTTGGAATACGAGGAACAGAAGCAACTAACTTTATTTTAAGGAGATGTAAAAATGAAAATCAAAGTTAAAAAAGAAATGAGACTAGATGAATTAATTAAGTGGGCGCGAGAAAATCCGGAGCTATCAAAAGGAAAAATTTTTCTTGCAAAAAGTTTTAGTAATGGATTCGTTCGTTTTCAACGAAATACAAATACGTGTTCGATATCAAGTTTTATTCCAATTGATACTCCTTTCATAGTTGAAGTTGAAGAGGAAATCACAGAAGATACAGTATTTGATAGGTTGTTTGAAGTGTACGAGCTTCAAGAGGGAGCCTGTATGTCAGCGTTACACACAAGTATTAGTATCAACGAACGTTTAGAGAACACGTTTTTCCCTACCAAAGCATTCTACATCTTAAACGATGACCTAACTATGACATTAATTTGGAAAGATGGGAGATTGGTAGAATGAACTATGAAACAGGGTTCCAACTAAGCGTAATGGACGCTAGGTTGAAGAAGATGAGAAAACAACGTGATGAGTACAAGAAGCAACGATATGAGCTTATTGGGGTTATAGCGAAGTTACGAGATTGTAACAAAGAACTGGAGAAGAAAGCAAGCGCATGGGATAGGTATTGCAAGAGCGTTGAAAGAGATTTAATAAACAAATTCGGTAACGATGATGAAAGAGTTAAATTCGGAATGGAATTAAACAATAAAATTTTTATGGAGGATGACACAAATGAATAATCGCGAAAAAATCGAACAGTCCGTTATTAGTGCTAGTGCGTATAACGGTAATGACACAGAGGGATTACTAAAAGAGGTTGAAGACGTGTATAAGAAAGCGCAAGCGTTTGATGAAATACTTGAGGGTTTACCTAATGCTATGCAAGATGCACTCAAAGAAGATATTGAACTTGATGAAGCAGTAGGGATTATGACGGGTCAAGTTGTCTATAAATATGAGGAGGCACAGGAAAATGACTAACACATTAACAATTGATCAGTTACAAGAGTTATTACAAATACAAAAGGAGTTCGACGATAGAATACCAACGCTGAACTTACGAGATAGCAAAATAGCATATGTAGTTGAATTCTTTGAATGGTTTAATACATTGGAAACGTTTAAGAACTGGAAGAAGAAACCAGGTAAGCCGTTAGACGTACAACTTGATGAATTAGCTGACATGTTGGCGTTTGGATTGAGTATTGCGAATCAAGTAGGAGTGTCATCAGAAGAGATAAAAGAAGCGATTGAATCAAGTTTTAAAGATACAGAATTTCACAAAATGTTTAATTTTAAAGATAAAGAATTTGCTCAAGACGCAGTTGTTAGTACACCACAGATAATATTCAAAGAATTTTATCCCGACCAACAAGCAATTGTTATAGTGATAGACATAGCTTACAACTTATATTCTATCGACCAACTCATTGACGCATACAAAAAGAAAATGAAAAGGAACCACGAAAGACAAGATGGAACAGCAGACGCAGGAAAAGGATACGTGTAAAGACATCTTAGATCGAGTTAAGGAGGTTTTGGGGAAGTGACGCAATACTTAGTCACAACATTCAAAGATTCAACAGGACGTAAACATACACACATAACTAAAGCTAAGAGTAATCAAAGGTTTACAGTCGTTGAGGCAGAGAGTAAAGAAGAAGCGAAAGAGAAGTACGAGGCACAAAATACACCTATTGTTTACTACACTAATAATTCTAAAGTGACCTTATTCGAAAGACCTAGTGAAGAAGTATTAGGTTCTTTGTTCGAAAAGAAATAAAATCATTAAAGAGGGGAGATAATAATGTTTAATACACCTAAAATGAAATTACCAGAAAAGCACACCGAGGTATTTAAGACGTATAAAAATGGAACGCCAGAAGAAAAAGCTGAGATTGAAGGCTGTTTTATTAAAACTGTTAAAGATGAAGATAGTGAATTTTACAGCCCTATGTTAGCCAGTCTAAATGAACAACAGTTAAAGAGTATGTTGAGACAGGTACTTTTTTTGATTGATACAGGAGATGACAATGATGATTAAACAAATATTAAGACTAATATTCTTACTAGCAATGTATGAGCTAGGTAAGTATGTAACGGAGCAAGTATATATTATGATGACGGCTAATGATGATGTAGAGGAGCCGAGTGACTTCGCAAAGTTTAGTGATCAGTCTGATTTGATGAGGGCGGAGGTGTCAGAGTAGATGATGTGGGAAATAGTTGCTATCGGTATCCTTATATTAATTACATTACTTTATGTAATATATACAGACAAAATTGAAGTGAGGGAGAAGATTGATGAATTAAAGCATGACATAAAAAGGAATGAAAAATTATTTGAAAATTATAAGAAAGAAAACAGACCAATCGAATATATTGTTGAGTTATATGATGGTGTGTATTTACAAGAAGAATATACAGGAGCATTTTCGAAAATGATAACACTTACTACAACTAGCAATGTTTTTGAAGCTAAATCATATGACAATTTATTTTTAGCTAAAATAGATGCTGAATTTCTGAGTGGTCGTGTATTAAAATATAAGCCGAATTTAGAGGTGATTGAATAGATGATGTGGTTCATCATAGCAATTATATTACTAGTCATCTTATTGTTTGGTGTAATGTTGCAAGCTGAACAGTTAAAAGGCGATGTGAAAGTTAAAGAGCGAGAGATAGAGATATTAAGAAGTAGATTGAGACACTTTGAAGATTAAACATATTTGTACGGAGGGTATTCATGACTAAAAAGAAATACGGATTAAAATTATCAACAGTTCGAAAGTTAGAAGATGAGTTGTGTGATTATCCTAATTATCATAAGCAACTCGAAGATTTAAGAAGTGAAATAATGACACCGTGGATTCCAACAGATACAAATATAGGCGGGGAGTTTGTACCGTCTAATACATCGAAAACAGAAATGGCAGTAACTAATTATCTTTGTAGTATACGAAGAGGTAAAATTCTTGAGTTTAAGAGTGCGATTGAACGTATAATTAACACATCAAGTAGGAAAGAACGGGAATTCATTCAAGAGTATTATTTTAATAAAAAGACTTTAATTGTGGTTTGTTATGACATACACATCTCTGAAAGTACAGCGCATAGAATCAAGAAGAAAATAGTCTCTAAACTAGCCGAAGAATTAGGGGAATACTAAAATTGACAGTAAAATGACAGTTTTTGACACCTAAAACGAGATATTATGATATTGTAAGAATTATCTTAAGACGTGGGGTAATAGCCACATTAGATGTTCTCATCGATGTGATTGAGAAGTGACAAACATATAAAAGTTGATATGTTACGCTATTAATCACTTACTACCTGCCTATATGGTAGGTAGTTTAATTCTTGCATTTTGAGTCATAACTATTTTCCTCCTTTCACATTTATTGAACGTAGCTCCTGCACAAGATGTAGGAGCATTTTTATATTTAAATAACTAGAGTAATTAACGTAAAGGCGTGTGATACAGTGAAAACAATTGATTAAATTAACACCGAAGCAAGAAAAATTTGTGCTAGGACTCATAGAGGGCAAGAGCCAACGCAAAGCTTATATTGACGCAGGCTATTCGACTAAAGGCAAAAGTGATAATTATATAGATAGCCGAGCTTTTGAGTTGAGTAAGAATAGTGCGGTTTTAGATAGGTATGAAGAATTGCGTCAAGAAGCAGCTGAACAATCAAAATGGACACGCCAAAAGGCTTTTGAAGAATATGAGTGGTTAAAGAATGTAGCTAAGAATGACATTGAAATAGAGGGAGTAAAGAAAGCGACAGCTGATGCATTCCTCGCTAGTTTGGACGGCATGAATAGAATGACGTTAGGAAATGAAGTTCTGACTAACAAAAAGATTGAAACTGAAATCAAGATGCTTGAGAAAAAAATTGACCAAATGGATAAATCAGAAAATAATTCACAAGAAGCAGAAGTTGCTAAAGCACTTATTAAGTTAGCGGGTGTTAATAATGATTAATGAAATGTTAAACCCGAAACAACAAGAAGTCTGGAACTGCTTTATAAACGATAAACCCAAAGTATTAATAGCGAGTGGTGCAAAAAGGGCAGGTAAAACATATGTGTTCATCCTGCTTTTTTTAATGCATATAGCTACTTATAAAGACAAGGGGCTTAACTTCATTATTGGAGGAGCAACACAAGCATCTATAAGACGTAACATACTAGATGATATGGAGTTAATACTAGGTAGAGAGTTAACACTCGACAAATCTAACGCAGTCAAAATATTCGGTAATAAAGTGTATGTATTCGACGGACAAAACTCGGATGCATGGAAAAAAGCGCGTGGTTTTACTTCAGCGGGTGCTTTTTTAAATGAGGGAACAGCATTACACAATATGTTTATTAAAGAAGTGTTCTCACGTTGTAGTTACAAAGGCGCGAGAATATTAATTGATACAAACCCCGAAAACCCAATGCATCCAGTTAAAAAAGATTACATTGATAAGAGTGGTCAACGATTATCGAATGGAAGACTAAATATCAAAGCATTTCAATTTACTTTGTTCGACAATACATTTTTAGATGAAGAATATATTGAATCGATTATAGCGAGTACACCAACAGGAATGTTCACAGATCGTGACATTTATGGTAAGTGGGTTTCTGCTGAGGGTGTTGTATATAAAGATTTCAAAGAAAAAGTTCATTACATCACAGAAGAAGAATTTAAAACTAAACAAATAAAAAGGAAATATGCAGGCGTCGACTGGGGATATGAGCATTATGGTTCTATTATGGTTGTAGCGGAAGACTTCGACGGAAACAAGTACGTTATTGAAGAACACGCACACAGACATAAAGAAATAGATGACTGGGTAGCTATTGCAAAAGGAGTTATAAAAAGGCATGGCGATATTCTTTTTTATTGTGATACAGCTAGACCTGAACATATTGAACGATTTAGAAGAGAGAAGATAAAAGCAAGATATGCTGACAAAGCTGTTATTGCTGGCATTGAAGTTATTTCTAGGTTATTCAAGTTAAATAAAATATTCATTATCAAAGAAAAAGTTAGTTTGTTTAAAGAAGAAATATACAACTACGTTTGGAAAGATAATGCAGACGAACCAGTTAAATTAAACGATGACACATTAGATGCGTTAAGATATGCAGTTTATACAGCTAATAAGCCAAGTGGCACAGGCTTTAATTAAAGGAGGTAATATTTTGTACCCTAGCCAACCAACACAAACAGAAATATTTGATGCTATTGTGAGGACTAACAATAAGCCAGAAACACTGGAAGAAATGATTGTCAGATATATAAAACAACATTTGGAGAAGTTACCTGAAATCTCAATCGGTCAAGAATATTATGAGCAACGTCCTGATATTGTTAAGGAACCTAAGCCAGTTGATGCTACAGGAGCAGTTGACCCATTGAAACCAGATGACAGAATGATTACCAACTTCCATGCTAACCTAGTAGATCAAAAAGTTTCTTATATTGTAGGTAAGCCTATCGCTTTTAAACATACAGATGATGAAGTAGTTAAACGTATTGATGAAGTTTTGGGCAATAGATTCGATGATAAGTTACACAGTGTACTAACAGGAGCCAGCAATAAAGGTATTGAATGGTTGCATCCTTACCTTGATGAAGAGGGAGAATTTAAGTTATTTAGAGTACCAGCAGAACAAGGTATTCCTATATGGACTGATAAAGAGCACGAAGAATTAGAGGCGTTTATCAGGATGTATAAATTGGAAAATGAAACTAAAGTTGAATACTGGGACAAAGTAACGGTTAATTACTACGTTTATGAAAATGGCTCGCTTATTCCGGATTACTCTAACAATTTGGAGAATTCAAAAACGCATTTTAGTACAGGGTCGTGGGGTAAGATTCCATTTATTCCATTCAAAAATAACGACTTAGAAATATCAGACATATTTATGTATAAAACATTGATTGATGCGTATAACAGGCGATTATCTGATTTATCCAATACTTTTAAAGATTCAAACGAATTAACGTATGTATTGAAGAACTACGATGACCAAGAGTTACCAGAATTTAAACGGTTACTACGTTATTACGGTGCGATAAAAGTATCAGATAACGGGGGTGTCGACACAATACAGGTAGAAGTACCAGTTGAAAACAGTAAGAAGTATTTAGATGAGTTATATCAAAAAATAATGTTGTTTGGTCAAGCGGTTGACTTTAGTTCTGATAAATTCGGTTCTGCTCCAAGTGGGGTTGCGTTAGAGTTTTTATATACTAACTTAAACTTGAAAGCGGATAAGTTAGCGCGTAAAGCTAAAGTTGCTATACAGGAGTTACTTTGGTTTGTGTTTGAGCACTTCGACATCAAAGGAGAACATAATGATGTCGATATTAGTTTCAACTACAACAAAGTAGCGAACACAGAATTACAAGTACAAACAGCTCAGCAATCTATGGGAATTGTAAGCCATGAAACTGTATTGGAAAATCACCCGTTTGTCGAAGATTTACAAGCAGAACTCGAACGAATAGAGCAAGAACAAATGGAGTACAACAAGCAACTGCCTAATTTAGATGACGGAGGTGCTGACGGTGCCCAACAACAAGAAAGATCTAACAATAAAGAATCAGAATGATATTGATGAGTATATCGACAGTCTAATCTCTAAAGCTGAGAAGCCTATAGAACAACTATTTGCTAATCGACTTAAAGAGATAAAACAAATCATCGCAGATATGTTTGAGAAGTATCAAAGTGATGATGTGTATGTTACATGGACTGAATTTAATAAATATAACAGGCTCAATAAGGAGTTAACTCGTATAGGTACTATGCTGACTGATGATTACAGGCAAATAGCTAAGATGATTCAGAAGTCGCAGGAAGATGCTTATATAGAAAAGTTCCTTATGAGCCTTTATTTATATGAGACGGTGAGTCAAACATCTATGCAGTTTGATGTTCCTAGCAAAGAAGTTATCACATCAGCTATTGAACAACCTATTGAGTTCATTCGATTAGTACCGACGCTACAGAAGCATCGTGATGAAGTGCTGAAAAAGATACGCTTACATATCACACAAGGCATTATGAGCGGAGAGGGCTACTCTAAAATAGCGAAAGCAATCCGTGATGATATTGGCATGTCTAAAGCTCAATCATTGCGTGTGGCTCGTACAGAAGCAGGCAGAGCAATGTCACAAGCTGGACTTGATAGCGCAATGGTTGCTAAAGATAACGGTTTGAAGATGAAGAAACGTTGGCATGCTACTAAAGATACACGAACACGTGATACTCATCGTCATTTAGATGGGGAATCAGTGGAAATAGATCAGAATTTTAAATCAAGTGGGTGTGTTGGGCAGGCGCCCAAGCTATTTATTGGTGTAAACAGTGCGAAAGAGAATATTAATTGTCGTTGCAAATTACTTTATTATATTGATGAAAATGAATTACCAACTGTAATGAGAGCACGTAAAGACGATGGTAAAAATGAAGTTATCCCATTCATGACTTATCGTGAGTGGGAGAAATATAAGCGAAAAGGTGGTAATTGATATGGATTTTAAAATAAAAGTAAATGTTGATACTGGCGAAGCTATAGAAAAGTTAGAACGCATTAAATCCTTGTACGAAGAGATAATAGAGTTACAAAACGAAAAAGTTGTTGTAAACGTAACAGTTAAAAATGAAGCTGATTTAGATATGGTTAAAACATCTATTAGCGAAGAAAATGCTAAAAATAATGATTTCACACTTTTTTAGTTGTCTCTTTACTACTCGACCTTAGCATGTCGTTAAACTGCTTCTTTTTATACCAAAATTCTTCGTGGCGTTGCACGTAAAACTCGTAAAAAGGAGTAGTTTAAATGGATTTATACACATTGTTAGGACAATTTAAAGACGGAGAAATCGACAAGCAGAAGGTAATTGATGCGATTGACGAATCAAAATCGGGAATGGTACCACGTTCGAGACTGAACGACAAGAATACCGAAATTGAAGAGTTGAAAGAAGAGATTTCTAAACGTGATGAACAAATTGTCAAATTGCAAGACTCTGTTAAAGATGATAGCGAGATTCAAAAAGAACTCGAAGAATTAAAGAATCAAAATTCAGAGTTGGAGACAAAGTATAAAGAAACACAACTTAATAACGCAGTTAAGTTAGCGGTTGCTAAAGAAGCAAATGACGCTAACGACATTCTAGCATTCATCAATAAAGATGAACTGGAATTAGTAGACGACGGCACTGTAAAAGGTTTAGACAAAGCGATTGAAACGCTTAAAGAGTCTAAACCTTATTTATTTGCGTCGTCTAAGCCTGTAGGTAAAACACCACAAGGCGGAGGTAATCCGGACTCAAGTGTAACGAAAGAAAAGTTTGACAACATGAGTGTCGCTGAACGTAACGAATTGTATTTGAACGATCGTGAGACATTCGAAAAACTAGTTAATCAAAATTAAACAAAGAAAGAGGTATAAACATGCCACAAGGAGTTACTAAAACAAGTAATCAAATCATTCCAGAAGTACTAGCGCCTATGATGCAAGCGCAACTCGAAAAGAAATTGCGTTTCGCTTCATTTGCAGAAGTAGATAGCACATTACAAGGACAACCGGGAGACACTTTGACATTCCCAGCATTCGTTTATAGCGGAGATGCACAAGTAGTTGCAGAGGGCGAAAAAATCCCTACTGACATCTTAGAAACTAAAAAACGTGAGGCTAAAATCCGTAAAATTGCTAAAGGTACATCTATCACAGATGAGGCTTTATTAAGTGGTTACGGAGACCCTCAAGGCGAACAAGTACGTCAACACGGTTTAGCACATGCTAACAAAGTTGACAATGACGTATTAGAGGCTTTAATGGGAGCTAAACTTACTGTTAATGCGGACATCACTAAGTTAAACGGCTTACAATCAGCAATCGACAAATTTAACGATGAAGACTTAGAACCAATGGTTTTATTTGTTAATCCACTTGATGCTGGTAAGTTACGCGGAGATGCATCAACTAACTTTACACGTGCAACCGAATTAGGCGATGACATCATCGTTAAAGGTGCGTTTGGCGAAGCTCTAGGTGCTATCATTGTACGTACTAATAAGTTAGAAGCTGGCACAGCTATTTTAGCTAAAAAAGGTGCAGTTAAATTAATCTTGAAACGTGATTTCTTCTTAGAAGTAGCGCGTGACGCATCAACAAAAACAACTGCATTATACAGTGATAAGCACTATGTAGCATATTTATATGATGAATCTAAAGCAGTGAAAATCACTAAAGGTTCTGGAAGCTTAGAAATGTAATAGGAGGTAGTGACGTATGTATAAAGTAATCGAACGTTTTGAAGATGCACAAGACAATGGACATGAATATCAAGTGGGAGACATTTACCCACGTGATGGGTTAGAAGTATCAGAAGAACGGTTCACTGAATTATCTACAACAAACAACCGCCGTAACTTAATCGCTATCAAACTTGTTGAAGACGATACAACAGAACAGTCTGAGGCGAGCGCTGACGAGCAAAAAAGTTTATCTGATATGAAAGTAGCAGAATTAAAAGAACTTGCTAAAAAGCGTGAAATTAAAGGCTATAGCGATATGAAAAAAGATGAGCTTATCAAAGCTTTAGAGGGTGTTAAGTAATGGACGCAAAAGACGTCAAAATGATTAATGGACTTTCACTCAATGATTCGTCTAACGATGAGCAGATCGAATATCTTATTGAAGAATATAAAGGTGTTGCAGAAGATTATTGTAATCAGAAGTTTGATGACAAAGAAGTGCCGTCGGGTGTTAAGAAGTTTATTGCTGAATGTATCAAGTTTGGTACAACTGGCAATATCTCAGCGCGCACGATGGGCAACGTGAGTTATACCTATGTAACTGACATACCTAGTAGTGCTTATGCTTATCTAATGCCTTATCGTAAGTTAAGTTGGGGTAAGCGATATGTTTAATCCGTTTGATGAGTTTCCGCACACAATTGAAATTGGAGAGGTTGAAGTTGCAGGAACATTTCCTAAAGAATACGAGCGTTTTAAAAGTAACGAAACAATTAAAGGATTTATGGATACGCCTACATCAAGCGAGACACTCAAATTTCATCAAATGAGCAAAGACTTCGACCGTAACCTATATACGCCGTATCACATACCAATAACAAACAAAACTTTATTTAATTACGAGGGTAAAACGTACGAAGTTGTAGGCGAACCGGTCGACCAAGGCGGACAACATGAAATCAATTTAACTAGATTGAGGGTGCGATCTATTGGCAAAGGTTAAGTATGGTAATTGGGACTTAGTAAAAGAGTTGGAAAATTACGAGCGAGACATGGAGCGATGGGTCAAACGAGGTATAGCAAAGACTACTGCTAAGATTCACAATACAATCATTTCATTAATGCCAGTTGATACCGGATATCTTAGAGAAAGTGTAACAATGGACTTTAAAGACGGCGGTTTTACTGGTGTTATTAATATTGGTAGTGAATACGCAATATATGTCAATTATGGTACTGGTATATATTCAACAGGCGCTGGAGGTAGTAGAGCGAAAAAGATACCGTGGTCATACAAGGATGCAAACGGTAAGTGGCACACTACTAAAGGACAACATGCTCAACCTTTTTGGGAGCCGGCAATAGACGCTGGGCGAGCATTCTTTAATAAGTATTTTTCGTGAGGTGGTTAAGATATGTGGGTATCAGTTGAACGGTACTTATTTAACAAAGTATATAACAAATTAAAAAGTAACCCTATTATCCAAAAACAATTGGACGGTAGGGTTTTTGATTGCGTTCAAAAAGACGCTGTTTACCCATATATCGTTGTGGGTGAAACAAACGTCACTAACAAAGAAACGACCACGAGCATGGTCGAAGATGTCGGCATCACATTGCATGTTTATAGTCAAGCGCGTAATAGAGATGAGGCATCACAAATAATTCAATTTTTAGGCTTCGTCTTAAATAACGAAATCGAAATTGATTATTATTCATTCATTAAAAGTCGGATTGATACACAAGAAGTTATTACTGATATAGATCAGTACACTAAACACGGTATCATTCGGCTTGTTTTTAAATACAGACATAACACATTACAAAGGAGTGTAACGAATGGCGCAGGATAAATATATTGTCGCTCTCCAAATCGCTGATAAAGATTTAGCTAAGAAGCTAACTATCGAAGAAGCAACGCTTTTAGGTAGTTTAGCAGAGGGTGGGCACACTATCAGTAATGACCTTGCTGAAATCATTCAAGGCGGTAAGAAAGATTATAGCCGTAACTCTGTCGAAGAAGAAATCAAGTTAACGCTTGATGTCGTTCCGGGAGATAAAGGTCAATTAGCATTAAAAGAATCGGTTAAGCAATTCAAACAATTACGTGTTTGGATTTGGGAAACTAAAAAACGCGATGGCAAACATCACGGTGTATTCGCATATGTAGTTATCGAAGAGCACGAATGGTCATTTGATGACGAAGATAACAAAATCGAAATCACAGCGAAAGTTAAGTTCAATAGTGCAGACGGTACAATCAACGATTTACCAAAAGAATGGCTTAACCCTAGCGCATTGGCTCCAGTTGTTGAATTCGAAGACATGAACGCTTACGAAGATAGTTATGAAAACCGAACTAAAAAAACAACTGCTGGCAGTAGCGATTTAAGTATGTAATTAACGAGGGCATAAGCCCTCTATTTTTTTGTACAAAATAACGATAAACGAGGTATTTAATATGACTGAAACAACTTTTAATCCAATTACATCATTAACGATTAACAATGAAGAAGTGAAAGCAAAAGCAACATTTATGTTCGATAAAACCGCTAAAAAATTTGCAACTGAACAAGAAGATAACAAAGGTAGAAAACAAAAAACCTCAGGATTTACTAATGTTTATAACGCTTTATTAGAGCGTGACACAGTGGCAATTGTAGACTTTTGGGAATGCGCAACAGCTTATCTAGGTAAAAGCGCACCTAAAAGAGAAGATATTGAAGCGGAAATCATGGAAATCATCGAAAGAGAAAACGACACGTTAAATCTATTACAAGGTGCGTTGGACGTAATGAATAATAGTGGTTTTTTCAAGCAGAAATCACGTCTATTCTGGACACAGATGAACCAAGCGCCATCGTTAGCCAAAGAAGACGAGAAAGAGGGCGCGAAAGCTGGTATCGAGATGATGAAGAACAACTACAAAGAAATCATGACCGTAGCACCTTATTAGACTATTCGGAAATAAGGCAGATGACAAGTCGTTACATAGGTTATATGAGTAATGACGAGCTAATGAGCATGCTACCTGCCGAATGGAATGACTGGATTATTGGCGCTAGACAAGCATTGATTGACCAAAGGGACATCGCGTTGTACGGCGCTCAATATAATGCGGTCGCTCAAGCTGGTAAATCACTAAAACGTTTTGTTAGGCAGAACGAAAGAGAACATTATATTATTCGTGGTCAAGAAGACGAATATGAAAAAATGAAACAGCGTGAGCTAGCTAAAAACAAACGTAAAAGAGAAATACAAAAACAAGGGACTCGCAAGTTCCTTAACAGCTTAAAAACAAGTCATAAAGGAGGTTAGGCATGGAAAAGAATTTTCTAGCTCGTATTACAGCTATAATCAGTGATTTTAAAAGGAATATGAGAACTGCTCAACGTATGGCTAAAACTGATATACCGGACGAAATCAAGACAGAAGTTACAGCTAACATAAGAGATTACCAAAGAGAGTTAACGCGAGCTAAATCGATGGCTCAGCGATGGCGAGAACATAAAGTTAATATCGATGCAGATGCTAGCAAAGTGAAACAAGTCATATCGTTTGTTAAAGTAGAACTATCGAATATCAGACGTAAAAAAGTTGAAATTGATGGCGACGCAAGCGGATTAAAAAGAAATGTTGCGACTTCTAAAGCAATGTTAGCTGGTTGGCGCAAACACACTGTTAAATTAGATTTTGATACAACTGGAATGACGAAAATGCAAGTAGCGTTGACTGCTGGTAAAAGAGCGTTAGATCAGTATCAATCAACAATGGATGGCATCGCATCAAATATTAGAACTTTCGGTACTATCTTCGCACAACAAGTCAAAGGTTTAATGATTGCTAGTATACAAGCGTTAATACCAGTAATTGCTGGATTAGTTCCGGCTATTATGGCGGTACTTAATGCCGTTGGTGTATTAGGTGGTGGCGTCGTTGGTTTAGCTGGTGCATTCTCTGTAGCAGGTGTTGGAGCGGTTGGTTTCGGCGCAATGGCTATTACTGCACTAAAAATGGTAAAAGATGGAACATTAGCAGTAACAAAAGAAGTTCAAAACTTTAGAGATGCAAGCGATCAGTTAAAAACTACATGGCAAGGCATTGTAAAAGAGAATCAAGCAAGTATCTTTAATGCGATGTCAGCGGGTATCAGAGGCGTTACAAGTGCGATGTCGCAATTAAAACCTTTCTTATCCGAAGTATCTATGCTGGTAGAAGCGAACGCGCGCGAGTTTGAGGATTGGGTTAAACATTCTGAAACGGCTAAGAAAGCGTTTGAAGCATTGAATAGCATAGGTGGTGCAATCTTCGGAGATTTATTGAACGCTGCAGGACGATTTGGCGACGGATTAGTTAACATTTTCACTCAATTAATGCCGTTGTTCAAATTTGTGTCTCAAGGACTACAGAACATGTCTATAGCTTTCCAAAATTGGGCTAATAGTGTAGCTGGTCAGAATGCTATTAAAGCGTTTATTGACTATACTACCACTAATTTACCTAAGATTGGCCAGATATTTAGCAATGTATTTGCTGGTATTGGTAATTTAATGATTGCTTTTGCTCAAAACAGTTCTAATATTTTTGATTGGTTAGTTAAATTAACTTCTCAATTCAGAGCATGGTCAGAACAAGTAGGACAATCACAAGGGTTCAAAGACTTTATCAGTTACGTTCAAGAGAATGGTCCTACTATTATGCAGTTAATCGGTAATATCGTAAAAGCGTTAGTAGCATTTGGTACTGCAATGGCTCCTATAGCTAGTAAATTATTAGATTTCATCACTAATTTAGCTGGTTTCATTGCTAAGCTGTTTGAAACACATCCAGCAGTAGCGCAGATTATTGGTGTTATCGGTATTTTAGGTGGCGTATTTTGGGCTTTAATGGCTCCGATCGCAGCTGTTAGCAGTGTGTTAAGTAATGTGTTTAGTATGACTTTATTGAATGTTGTCAAAAGAATACTGGATTTAACTAGAATAACTGGGGTGGTAAGTAAAGCGTTCGGTTTATTGACTGGTGCTTTCACAAGTATTTCTTGGCCAATATTAGCAGTAGTTGCAGTCATTGGTGTATTCATTGGTATTCTTGTTTATTTATGGAAAACAAACGAGAATTTCAGAAAAACAATAACAGAAGCGTGGAACGGTGTTAAAACGGCGGTTTCTGGTGCGATTCAAGGTGTAGTTGGCTGGTTAACTGAATTGTGGGGCAAAATCCAATCTACCTTACAACCGATAATGCCTATATTGCAAGTTTTAGGGCAAATATTCATGCAAGTTTTAGGTGTTTTGGTAATAGGTATCATCACAAACGTTATGAATATCATACAGGGTTTGTGGACGTTAATTACAATTGCATTCCAAGCCATAGGAACAGTGATATCCGTGGCAGTCCAAATCATAGTAGGTTTATTCACTGCTTTAATTCAGTTGCTTACTGGCGACTTCTCAGGTGCTTGGGAGACTATTAAAACTACGGTTACCAATGTACTTGATACGATTTGGCAATACATGCAATCAGTTTGGGAGTCAATCATCGGCTTTTTAACTGGCGTAATGAATCGAACACTTTCTATGTTTGGTACAAGTTGGTCGCAGATATGGAGTACAATCACTAATTTTGTTAGCAGTATTTGGAACAGTGTTACAAGTTGGTTTAGTCGTGTTGCTTCGAGTGTGGCCGAAAAAATGGGACAAGCACTAAACTTTATTATCACAAAAGGTTCTGAATGGGTTTCTAATATTTGGAATACTGTTACAAGTTTCGCAAGTAAAGTAGCTGATGGATTTAAAAGAGTTGTCTCAAATGTAGGCGACGGCATGAAAAACGCGCTTGATAAGATTAAAAGCTTTTTCAGCGATTTTTTAAATGCCGGAGCAGAATTAATAGGCAAAGTAGCTGAGGGTGTAGCTAACGCTGCGCACAAAGTAGTCAGTGCGGTAGGCGATGCGATTTCATCAGCGTGGGACTCAGTAACTTCATTCGTAAGTGGACACGGTGGAGGTAGCGGTTTAGGTAAAGGTTTAGCGGTATCACAAGCTAAAGTAATGGCTACTAGCTTCGGTAAAACGTTCACAAGTGAGTTAGGTTCAACGTTGACAGATGGATTCAACGACAGTTTAACACCAAGCGTTGACGGCCATATGACAAACGATGTGCAACATAGCATGAAAGAAAATAACAGACCTATTGTTAATGTAACTGTTAGAAACGAGGGCGATCTAAACATGATTAAATCTCACATTGACGATATGGATGCAAAAGATGGTAGTTTCAACTTAATGTAAGGGAGGTTTGTTTATTGATAGCCCATGATGTAGAAATTATTAAAAATGGTGTGAAGTATCGTGTCAGTGACAATCCTCACACTTACAAACACTTAAGAGTGCTTGATTACAACGTTATCGGTTCGGGTTACAAAAGGAATTATTCGCCTTTAGATGGTGTTGATGGACGTTTTCACAATTACGCTAAAGAGGAATATAAAAAAGTTGAATTAAGGTTGAGGTATGAAGTACCTAAAATTGCTTATGCCTCACATCTTAAATCAGACATTCAAACATTGTTTTATGGTCGCTTTTACCTAAGAGAATTGGCAACGCCGGATAACACTATCAAATTTGAAAATATGTTCGAACCATTAGAACAAGAATTTGAATTAGATTATGTTGATGGTAGACAACTATTTGTTGGATTAGTTAGCGAAGTATCTTTTGACACAACTAAGACATCAGGAGAAATCACGTTGACCTTTGAGACGACAGAATTGCCGTTCTTTGAAAGTATCGGCTATAGCACTGATTTAGAAAGTGATAACGATTTAGAAAAATGGTCAGTTCCGGACAGAATAGCACTAAATGAAAATGATAGAAGTAGACAAATGACATTCTATAATACGAGTTCTGGAGATGTTTATTACAACGGAGATGTGGCATTAACACAATTCAACCAATTCAATGTAGTTGAAATTGAATTGGCCGAAGATGTTAAAGCTGATGATAAAGACGGTTTCACTTTCTATATGGATAAAGGAAACATCTCAGTAATTAAAGATGTCGATTTAAAAGCAGGCGATAAAATCATTTTTGATAACAAGCACACATATAGAGGCAATTTAAATATTGACCTATACAACAAGACCTTAGAACAACCGGTGTTGTATCCTGGTTGGAATCATTTTAAAGCCAACAGACTTATGAAAAAGATAGTCTTTAGACACAAATTATATTACAGATAAGGAGTAGCATATGCCGGTATTATTAAAAAGTTTGCAAGGCGTCGGTCATGCGATTCATGTTAATACAAAATTAAACGAAAAATTGAATGAAGATAGTACGTTAGACATTGATATGATAGAAAATGCCAGCACTTTCGACGCAATCGGCGCTATTACAAAGATGTGGACTATCACAAATATAAAAGGGGAAGATGACCTCAACGAATATGTAATAGTAATGCTTGATAAATCAACAATCGGAAACAAAATCAAACTTAGTATCAAAGCGAGACAAAAAGAATTAGACGATCTAAACAATTCTAGGATTTACCAAGAATATAACGAAAGTTTCACAGGCGTAGAATTTTTTAACACTGTATTTAAAGGAACTAGTTATAAGTACGTATTGCATACTAAGGTTGACGCGTCAAAATTCGAGGGATTAGGTAAGGGAGACACAAGGCTTGAGATATTCAAAAAAGGGCTTGAACGTTATCATCTCGAATATGAATATGAAGCTAAAACTAAGACGTTTCACTTGTACGATGAATTATCTAAAGTAGCAGGTTACTACATCAAATCAGGTGTAAATGCTGATAATGTCAAGATTCAAGAAGATGCTTCTAAATGCTACACATATATAAGAGGTTATGGCGACTTTGACGGTCAACAAACTTTTACAGAGGCTGGATTACAATTCGAATTCACACACCCATTAGCACAACTGATTGGGAAAAGGGAAGCGCCTCCGTTAATAGATGGACGTATAAAAAAAGAGGATGTTTTAAAAAAATCAATGGAGCTAGTGATAAAGAAAAGTGTCACTGCTTCTATTTCTTTGGACTTCGTAGCACAGCCTGAGCATTTTCCAGAGGCTAATCCTAGAATTGGCGATGTCGTAAGAGTGGCCGAACCAACTATAGGCTATAACGACTTAGTAAGAATAGTCGAGATTACTACACATAGAGATGCATATAACAACATCATCAAACAAGATGTAGTATTAGGCGATTTTACAATGCGTGACAGATATAGAAAAGCTATCCATGAAGCTACGAACTATGTTAAGAATGTAAAAACAACTAAGTCAGACCCAGCTAAGTACTTGAGAGAACTAAACGCTAAAGTCAACGCTAGTTTATCTATAAATAATGAGTTAGTTAAGCAGAATGAAAAAATAAACGCAAAAGTCGATAAGATGAGTACTAAAACAGTTACAACTGCGAATGGCACGATCATGTACGACTTTACGAGTCAATCAAGTATAAGAAATATCAAATCTATTGGAACGATTGGCGATTCTGTAGCTAGAGGGTCTCATGCAAAAACTAATTTCACAGAAATGTTAGGCAAGAAATTAAAAGCGAAAACGACCAACCTTGCAAAAGGTGGCGCAACTATGGCAACAGTTCCAATAGGTAAAGAAGCGGTAGAAAACAGCATTTATAGACAAGCAGAGCAAATAAGAGGAGACCTAATCATATTACAAGGCACTGATGATGACTGGTTACACGGTTATTGGGCAGGCGTACCGATAGGCACTGATAAAACGGATACAAAAACGTTTTACGGTGCCTTTTGTTCTGCAATTGAAGTTATTAGAAAGAATAATCCAGATTCAAAAATACTAGTGATGACAGCTACAAGACAATGCCCTATGAGTGGTACAACAATACGCCGTAAAGACACGGACAAAAACAAACTAGGGTTAACACTTGAGGACTATGTAAACGCTCAAATATTAGCTTGTAGTGAGTTAGATGTACCAGTGTTTGACGCATATCACACAGATTACTTTAAGCCATACAATCCAGCTTTTAGGAAAGCGAGCATGGAGGACGGCTTACACCCTAACGAAAAAGGTCACGAGGTTATTATGTACGAGTTAATCAAGGATTATTACAGTTTTTACGACTAAAGGAGGCAACCAATGGCTTACGGATTAATTACAAGTTTACATTCAATGACAGGTCGGAAAATAGTTGCTCAACATGAGTATAACTATCGCTTGTTAGATGAAGGTATGAGCAAACTTGAGAAAATGTTTATATACCATCAAAAAGAAGAAATATACGCACACTCAGCGAAACAAATTAAATACTTGAATGACAGTGTTGAAGATTATTTAACGTATTTAAATGGCCGTTTTAGCAATATGATTCTAGGCCATAACGGCGACGGTATCAATGAAGTAAAAGACGCGCGTATTGATAATACAGGTTATGGTCATAAGACATTGCAAGATCGTTTGTATCATGATTATTCAACACTAGATGCTTTCACTAAAAAGGTTGAGAAAGCTGTAGATGAACACTATAAAGAATATCGAGCGACAGAATACCGATTCGAACCAAAAGAGCAAGAACCGGAATTTATCACTGATTTATCGCCATATACAAATGCAGTAATGCAATCATTTTGGGTAGACCCTAGAACGAAAATTATTTATATGACGCAAGCTCGTCCAGGTAATCATTACATGTTATCTAGATTGAAGCCCAACGGACAATTTATTGATAGATTGCTTGTTAAAAACGGCGGTCACGGTACACACAATGCGTATAGATACATTGATGGAGAATTATGGATTTATTCAGCTGTATTGGACAGTAACAAAAACAACAAGTTTGTACGTTTCCAATATAGAACTGGAGAAATAACTTATGGTAATGAAATGCAAGATGTCATGCCGAATATATTTAACGACAGATATACGTCAGCGATTTATAATCCTATAGAAAATTTAATGATTTTCAGACGTGAATATAAAGCTTCTGAAAGACAAGCTAAGAATTCATTGAATTTCATTGAAGTAAGAAGTGCTGACGATATTGATAAAGGTATAGACAAAGTATTGTATCAAATGGATATACCTATGGAATACACTTCAGATACACAACCTATGCAAGGTATCACTTATGATGCAGGTATCTTATATTGGTATACAGGTGATTCGAATACAGCCAACCCTAACTACTTACAAGGTTTCGATATAAAAACAAAAGAATTGTTATTTAAACGACGTATCGATATTGGCGGTGTGAATAATAACTTTAAAGGAGATTTCCAAGAGGCTGAGGGTCTCGACATGTATTACGATCTAGAAACAGGACGTAAAGCTCTTTTAATAGGGGTAACTATTGGACCTGGTAACAACAGACATCACTCAATTTATTCCATCGGCCAAAGAGGTGTTAACCAATTCTTAAAAAACATTGCACCTCAAGTATCGATGACTGATTCAGGCGGACGTGTTAAACCGTTACCAATACAGAACCCAGCATATCTAAGTGATATTACGGAAGTTGGTCATTACTATATCTATACGCAAGACACACAAAATGCGTTAGATTTCCCGTTACCGAAAGCGTTTAGAGATGCAGGTTGGTTCTTTGATGTACTGCCTGGACACTATAATGGTGCTCTAAGACAAGTACTTACCAGAAACAGCACAGGTAGAAATATGCTTAAATTCGAACGTGTCATTGACATTTTCAATAAGAAAAACAACGGAGCATGGAATTTCTGTCCGCAAAACGCCGGTTATTGGGAACATATCCCTAAGAATATTACAAAATTATCAGATTTAAAAATCGTTGGTTTAGATTTCTATATCACTACTGAAGAATCAAAACGATTTACTGATTTTCCTAAAGACTTTAAAGGTATTGCAGGTTGGATATTAGAAGTAAAATCGAATACACCGGGTAACACAACACAAGTATTAAGACGTAATAACTTCCCGTCTGCACATCAATTTTTAGTTAGAAACTTTGGTACTGGTGGCGTTGGTAAATGGAGTTTATTCGAGGGAAAGGTGGTTGAATAATGATAGTAGATAATTTTTCGAAAGACGATAACTTAATCGAGTTACAAACAACATCACAATATAATCCAATTATTGACACAAACATCAGTTTCTATGAATCAGATAGAGGAACTGGTGTTTTAAATTTTGCAGTAACTAAGAATAACAGACCGTTATCTATAAGTTCTGAACATGTTAAGACATCTATCGTGTTAAAAACCGATGATTATAACGTAGATAGAGGCGCTTATATTTCAGACGAATTAACGATAGTAGACGCAATTAATGGGCGTTTGCAGTATGTGATACCGAATGAATTTTTAAAACATTCAGGCAAGGTGCATGCTCAGGCATTCTTTACACAAAACGGGAGTAATAATGTTGTTGTTGAACGTCAATTTAGCTTCAATATTGAAAATGATTTAGTTAGTGGGTTTGATGGTATAACAAAGCTTGTTTATATCAAATCTATTCAAGATACTATCGAAGCTGTCGGTAAAGACTTTAACCAATTAAAGCAAAATATGGCTGATACACAAACGTTAATAGCAAAAGTGAATGATAGTGCGACAAAAGGCATTCAACAAATCGAAATCAAGCAAAACGAAGCTATACAAGCTATTACTGCGACGCAAACTAGTGCAACACAAGCTGTTACAGCTGAAGTCGATAAAATAGTTGAAAAAGAGCAAGCGATTTTTGAACGTGTTAACGAAGTTGAACAACAAATCAATGGCGCTGACCTTGTTAAAGGTAATTCAACAACAAATTGGCAAAAGTCTAAACTTACAGATGATTACGGTAAAGCAATTGAATCGTATGAGCAGTCCATAGATAGCGTTTTAAGCGCAGTTAACACATCTAGGATTATTCATATTACTAATGCAACAGATGCGCCAGAAAAGACGGATATAGGCACGTTAGAGAAGCCTGGACAAGATGGTGTTGATGACGGTTCTTCGTTCGATGAATCAACTTATACATCAAGCAAATCTGGTGTGTTAGTTGTTTATGTTGTTGATAATAATACTGCTCGTGCAACATGGTACCCAGACGATTCAAACGATGAGTACACAAAATACAAAATCTACGGCACATGGTACCCGTTTTATAAAAAGAATGATGGAAACTTAACTAAGCAATTTGTTGAAGAAACGTCTAACAACGCTTTAAATCAAGCTAAGCAGTATGTAGATGATAAATTCGGAACAACGAGCTGGCAACAACATAAGATGACAGAGGCGAATGGTCAATCAATTCAAGTTAACTTAAATAATGCGCAAGGCGATTTGGGATATTTAACTGCTGGTAATTACTATGCAACAAGAGTGCCGGATTTACCAGGTAGCGTTGAAAGTTATGAGGGTTATTTATCGGTATTCGTTAAAGATGATACAAACAAGCTATTTAACTTCACACCTTATAACTCTAAAAAGATTTACACACGATCAATCACAAACGGCAGACTTGAGCAACAGTGGACAGTTCCTAATGAACATAAATCAACGGTATTGTTCGACGGTGGCGCAAATGGTGTAGGTACAACAATCAATCTAACTGAACCGTACACAAACTATTCTATTTTGTTGGTAAGTGGAACTTATCCAGGTGGCGTTATTGAGGGATTCGGACTAACCGCATTACCTAACGCGATTCAATTGAGTAAAGCGAATGTAGTTGACTCAGACGGCAACGGTGGCGGTATTTATGAGTGCTTACTATCCAAAACAAGTAGCACTACTTTAAGAATAGATAACGATGTGTACTTTGATTTAGGTAAAACATCAGGTTCTGGAGCGAATGCCAACAAAGTTACTATAACTAAAATTATGGGGTGGAAATAATGAAAATCACAGTAAACGATAAAAACGAAGTTATCGGATTCGTTAATACTGGCGGTTTACGCAATAGTTTAGATGTAGATGATAACAATGTGCCTATTAAATTTAAAGAAGAGTTCGAACCTAGAAAGTTTGTTTTCACTAACGGCGAAATTAAATACAATAGCAATTTCGAAAAAGAAGACGTACCGAATGCATCAAACCAACAAAGTGCGTCAAATTTAAGTGATGAGGAACTTCGCGGAATGGTTGCGAGTATGCAAATGCAGGTGGCACAAGTAAACGTATTAACAATGGAATTAGCTCAACAAAACGCTATGTTAACACAACAGTTGACTGAACTGAAAACTAACAAAACAAGTACTGAGGGGGACGTTTAAATAATGAAGATGATTTATCCAACTTTTAAAGACATTAAAACTTTTTATGTTTGGGGTTACTATAAAAACGAGCAAATTAAGTGGTACGTAGACAAGGGTTTAATCGATAAAGAAGAATACGCTTTAATCACTGGAGAAAAATATCCAGAAACAAAAGATGAAAAGTCAGAGGTGTAATGCTTGTGGCTTTTTAATTTGAATAAAGTGGGTGGCATAATGTTTGGATTTACCAAACGACATGAACAAGATTGGCGTTTAACGCGATTAGAAGAAAATGATAAGACTATGTTTGAAAAATTCGACAGAATAGAAGATAGTCTTAGAGCGCAAGAAAAGATTTATGACAAATTAGATAGAAATTTTGAAGAATTAAAGCGCGACAAGGTAGAAGATGAAAAGAATAAAGAAAAGAATGCCAAGAATATTAGAGACATAAAAATGTGGATTCTAGGTTTGGTAGGGACTATCTTCAGTACGATTGTCATAGCTTTACTAAGAACTGTTTTTGGTATTTAAAGGAGGTGATTACCATGCTTAAAGGGATTTTAGGATATAGCTTCTGGGCGTGCTTCTGGTTTGGTAAATGTAAATAACAGTTAAGAGTCAGTGCTTCGGCACTGGCTTTTTATTTTGATTGAAATGAGGTGCATACATGGGATTACCTAATCCGAAAAACAGAAAACCTACAGCTAGTGAAGTAGTAGAGTGGGCGAAGTCGAATATTGGTAAGAGGATTAATATAGATAATTATCGTGGTGCTTAATTAAGGGTTCCACGTAAAAAAATAATGTGAATTGCTGGAACACCCTTAGAGTCTTAATAACTACAACGTAATTGGCAACGATAAGCGTGAATGTTAAAAAATATTAAGAATTGGGCAATCAGCAGCGAAGCCTCTATGGTAACAGTAGAGGAACGTTCAACGACTAAGTGCTACAAATTTGTAGACAGTGCATTAAATATTCATATGTGATACAATGTTTTTGACGATTAACGAGGAGTGGTCAAATGGACATTGTGGGTATGCAGTTTAATTATTTAAAAGTATTGGAATTTTATGGTAGAAATAAACATAAAAAGAAGTTATATAAATGCTTATGTACAAGATGTGGTAATGAAAAAATTATGATCGGTACTGCAGTGAAAAACGGGTATTCTAAAAGTTGTGGTTGTCTAGCGAAAGATAACCATCATAAAAAACACGGAATGACAGGCACTTTAATTTATCATAAATGGAAAGCCATGAAACAAAGATGCTATAATCATAATTATGATTTTTATAATGCGTATGGTGGTAGGGGAATAAAGGTTTGTGATGAATGGAAAGATGACTTTATGCAATTCTATAAAGATATGGGAGATGTGCCTTTCGAAGGTGCTGAACTAGATAGAATTGATAATGACGATGATTATAAACCTTCAAATTGTCGATGGGTAAGCCATAAAGAAAACTCAAATAATCGCAGGAAATATCACAATAAAACAGGATATACTGGTGTCACTTTTAAACCTAAAATAAATAAGTATCAAGCTCAATTGTACAAAAACAAAAAATTTATATACTTAGGTGTTTACGAAACTGCAGAAGAAGCGTATTTAGCGTATAAAAAAGCTAAAAATGAATATTAAGATATAGTCTAGTCTCATGTGAAAGCATGAGGCTCTTTTTATAGAGCGGTTTAACGTTATACAAGCGCGTTGAGAAATCAATACAGGGAAAGACGTTAAATTAAATACAAACGCAATGTTGGGATACACCTAACTTTATTTTTAAAAGATATTGGGGTTTTGTAACATGGGGCAATGCTAAGGATATGGCTAATTATAGATATCCTAAGGGTTTCCGATTCTATCGTTATTCATCTGGATTTGTACCGGAACCTGGAGACATCGCAGTTTGGCACCCTGGCAACGGAATAGGTTCGGACGGACACACCGCAATAGTAGTAGGACCATCTAATAAAAGTTATTTTTATAGCGTTGACCAAAACTGGGTTAATTCTAATAGTTGGACAGGTTCTCCGGGAAGTTTAGTAAGACACCCTTATGTAAGTGTTACAGGCTTTGTCAGACCTCCATATTCAAAAGATACTAGCAAACCTAGTAGTACTGATACAAGTTCAGCATCAAAAGCCAATGACTCAACAATTACTGGCGAAGCGAAGAAACCGCAATTTAAAGAAGTTAAAACAGTAAAATACACTGCTTACAGCAATGTTTTAGATAAAGAAGAGCACTTCATTGATCATATAGTTGTAATGGGTGATGAACGCTCAGATATTCAAGGATTATATATAAAAGAATCAATGCATATGCGTTCTGTAGACGAACTGTATACGCAAAGAAATAAGTTTATAAGCGATTATGAAATACCACATTTATATGTCGATAGAGAGGCTACATGGCTTGCTAGACCAACCAATTTTGATGACCCGCGTCACCCTAATTGGCTAGTTATTGAAGTATGTGGTGGTCAAACAGATAGTAAGCGTCAATTCTTAATGAACCAAATACAAGCTTTAATACGGGGTGTATGGTTGTTGTCAGGAATAGATAAAGAATTATCTGAAACGACGTTAAAGGTAGACCCTAATATTTGGCGTAGTATGAAAGATTTAATTAATTACGACTTGATTAAGCAAGGTATACCGGATAACGCAAAGTATGAGCAAGTTAAAAAGAAAATGCTTGAGACATACATTAAACGAGATATATTGACACGAGAAAATATAAAAGAAGTAACGACAAAAACAACAATAAGAATTAGTGATAAAACATCAGTTGACAGTGCGTCCACACGAGGCCCTACTCCATCAGACGAAAAACCAAGCATCGTTACTGAAACAAGTCCATTCACATTCCAGCAAGCACTGGATAGACAAATGTCTAGGGGTAACCCGAAAAAATCTCATACATGGGGCTGGGCTAATGCAACACGAGCACAAACGAGCTCGGCAATGAATGTTAAGCGAATATGGGAAAGTAACACGCAATGCTATCAAATGCTTAATTTAGGCAAGTATCAAGGCATTTCAGTTAGTGCGCTTAACAAAATACTTAAAGGAAAAGGAACGCTCGACGGACAAGGCAAAGCATTCGCGGAAGCTTGTAAGAAAAACAACATTAACGAAATTTATTTGATCGCGCACGCTTTCTTAGAAAGTGGATACGGAACAAGTAACTTCGCTAGTGGTAGATACGGTGCATATAATTACTTCGGTATTGGTGCATTCGACAACGACCCTGATTATGCAATGACGTTTGCTAAAAATAAAGGTTGGACAACTCCAGCAAAAGCAATCATGGGCGGTGCTAGCTTCGTAAGAAAGGATTACATCAATAAAGGTCAAAACACATTGTACCGAATTAGATGGAATCCTAAGAATCCAGCTACCCACCAATACGCTACTGCTATAGAGTGGTGCCAACATCAAGCAAGTACAATCGCTAAGTTATATAAACAAATCGGCTTAAAAGGTATCTACTTTATAAGAGATAAATATAAATAAAGAGGTGTATAAATGTACAAAATAAAAGATGTTGAAACGAGAATAAAAAATAATGGTGTTGACTTAGGTGACATTGGCTGTCGATTTTACACTGAAGATGAAAATACAGCATCTATAAGAATAGGTATCAATGACAAACAAGGTCGTATCGATCTAAAAGCACATGGCTTAACACCTAGATTGCATTTGTTTATGGAAGATGGCTCTATATTCAAAAATGAGCCCCTTATTATCGACGATGTTGTAAAAGGGTTCATTACCTACAAGATACCTAAAAAGGTTATCAAACACGCTGGTTATGTTCGTTGTAAGCTGTTTTTAGAGAAAGAAGAAGAAAAAATACATGTCGCGAACTTTTCTTTCAATATCGTTGATAGTGGCATTGAATCTGCTGTAGCAAAAGAAATCGATGTTAAATTGGTAGATGATGCTATTACGAGAATTTTAAAAGATAACGCGACAGATTTATTGAGCAAAGACTTTAAAGAGAAAATAGATAAAGATGTCATTTCTTACATCGAAAAGAATGAAAGTAGATTTAAAGGTGCGAAAGGTGATAAAGGCGAACCGGGACAACCTGGTGCAAAAGGTGAAGCAGGTAAAAAAGGAGAACAAGGCGCACCCGGTAAAAACGGTACTGTAGTATCAATCAATCCTGACACTAAAATGTGGCAAATTGATGGTAAAGATACAGATATCAAAGCAGAACCTGAGTTATTGGACAAAATCAATATCGCAAATGTTGAAGGGTTAGAAGATAAATTGCAAGAAGTTGAAAAAATCAAAGATACAACTCTCAACGACTCTAAAACGTATACGGATACAAAAATTGCTGAACTAGTTGATAGCGCGCCTGAATCTATGAACACATTAAGAGAATTAGCAGAAGCAATACAAAACAACTCTATTTCAGAAAGTGTATTGCAACAGATTGGCTCAAAAGTTAGTACAGAAGATTTTGAGAAATTCAAACAAACACTAAATGATTTATATGCTCCAAAAAATCATAATCATGACGAGCGGTATGTTTTGTCATCTCAAGCTTTTACTAAACAACAAGCGGATAATTTATATCAACTAAAAGGCGCATCTCAACCGACGGTTAAAATTTGGACAGGAACAGAAAATGAATATAACTATATATATCAAAAAGACCCGAATACGTTATATTTAATTAAAGGGTGATGACATGGAAGCTAATTTAAAAGGTGTAAAGAAATTGGTATACAAAGGGGTTGAATACTCTAAAGTATTTGCAGGTAATACAAAAGTTTGGTCTAAACCGCCGTCTTTTGTAATTAAACCCTTACCTAAAAATAAATATCCGGATAGCATAGAAGATTCAACAGCAAAATGGACAATAAATGGAGTTGAACCTAACAAAAATTATCAGGTGACAATAGAAAATGTACGTAGCGGTATAATGAGGGTTTCGCAAACTAATTTAGGTTCAAGTGATTTAGGAATATCAGGAGTCAATAGCGGAGTTGCAAGTAAAAATATCAACTTTAGTAATCCTTCAGGGATGTTGTATGTCACTATAAGTGATGTTTATTCAGGATCTCCAACATTGACCATTGAATAATTTTAAACGACTAATTTTTTAGTCGTTTTTTATTTTGGATAAAAGGAGCAAACAAATGGATATTAACTGGAAATTGAGATTCAAAAACAAAGCAGTACTAACTGGTTTAGTTGGAGCATTGTTGCTATTTATCAAGCAAGTCACGGATTTATTCGGATTAGATTTATCTACTCAATTAAATCAAGCTAGCGCAATTATAGGCGCTATCCTCACGTTACTTACAGGTATTGGCGTTATTACTGACCCAACGTCAAAAGGCGTCTCAGATTCATCTATAGCACAGACATATCAAGCGCCTAGAGATAGTAGCAAAGAAGAACAACAGGTTACTTGGAAAACATCTCAAGACAGTAATTTAACGCCAGAATTAAGTACAAAAGCACCGAAAGAATATGATACATCACAGCCGTTTACAGACGCCTCTAACGATGTTGGTTTTGACGTGAATGAGTATCATCATGGAGGTGGCGACGATGCAAGCAAAATTAACTAAAAAAGAGTTTATAGAATGGTTGAAAACTTCTGAGGGAAAACAATTTAATGCAGATTTATGGTATGGATTTCAGTGTTTCGACTATGCCAATGCTGGCTGGAAAGTTTTGTTCGGATTACTCCTAAAAGGTTTAGGCGCAAAAGATATTCCATTCGCTAACAACTTCGACGGATTAGCTACTGTATACCAAAATACACCGGACTTCTTAGCACAACCTGGCGACATGGTTGTATTCGGTAGCAACTACGGTGCTGGATATGGTCACGTTGCATGGGTAATTGAAGCAACTTTAGATTACATCATTGTATATGAGCAGAATTGGCTAGGCGGTGGCTGGACTGACGGAATCGAACAACCCGGCTGGGGTTGGGAAAAAGTTACAAGACGACAACATGCTTATGATTTCCCTATGTGGTTTATCCGTCCGAATTTTAAAAGTGAGACAGCGCCACGATCAGTTCAATCTCCTACACAAGCACCTAAAAAAGAAACAGCTAAGCCACAACCTAAAGCAGTAGAACTTAAAATCATCAAAGATGTGGTTAAAGGTTATGACCTACCTAAGCGTGGTAGTAACCCTAAAGGTATAGTTATACACAACGACGCAGGAAGCAAAGGGGCGACTGCTGAAGCATATCGTAACGGATTAGTAAATGCACCTTTATCAAGATTAGAAGCGGGCATTGCGCATAGTTACGTATCAGGCAACACAGTTTGGCAAGCCTTAGATGAATCACAAGTAGGTTGGCATACCGCTAATCAAATAGGTAATAAATATTATTACGGTATTGAAGTATGTCAATCAATGGGCGCAGATAACGCGACATTCTTAAAAAATGAACAGGCAACTTTCCAAGAATGCGCTAGATTGTTGAAAAAATGGGGATTACCAGCAAACAGAAATACAATCAGATTGCACAATGAATTTACTTCAACATCATGCCCTCATAGAAGTTCGGTTTTACACACTGGTTTTGACCCAGTAACTCGCGGTCTATTGCCAGAAAACAAGCGGTTGCAACTTAAAGACTACTTTATCAAGCAGATTAGGGCGTACATGGATGGTAAAATACCGGTTGCCACTGTCTCTAATGAGTCAAGCGCTTCAAGTAATACAGTTAAACCAGTTGCAAGTGCATGGAAACGTAATAAATATGGTACTTACTACATGGAAGAAAGTGCTAGATTCACAAACGGCAATCAACCAATCACAGTAAGAAAAGTGGGGCCATTCTTATCTTGTCCAGTGGGTTATCAGTTCCAACCTGGTGGATATTGTGATTATACAGAAGTGATGTTACAAGATGGTCATGTTTGGGTAGGATATACATGGGAGGGGCAACGTTATTACTTGCCTATTAGAACATGGAATGGTTCTGCCCCACCTAATCAGATATTAGGTGACTTATGGGGAGAAATCAGTTAGAATGACATAGTCATGTCTATTTAAGCAGGTGCGTTACATACCTGCTTTCTATTTACATTTAAAGATAAAATGTGCTATTATTTTACTAGAACTTTTTAACATTTCTCTCAAGATTTAAATGTAGATAACAGGCAGGTACTACGGTACTTGCCTATTTTTTTATGTTATAGCTAGCCTTCGGGCTAGTTTTTTGTTATGATGTGTTACACATGCATCAACTATTTACATCTATCCTTGTTCACCCAAGCATGTCACTGGGTGTTTTTTCTTACGATAGAGAGCATAGTTTTCATACTACTCCCCGTAGTATATATGACTTTAGCATTCCCGTATAACAGTTTACGGGGTGCTTTTTATGTTATACTTACTTTTATATAGTAGGAGTGAATTGTATAGCCCGGCAGAGGCCATATATCTGACTGTTGGTCCCGCAGGAGACTTCTTCCTTGCCATCACTCATATACATATATCTTGACAACATAGAGTCGTTACAGTCTCTACACCACCCATACTAGTTACTGGGTGGTTGTTTTTTTGTTCGCCATTATGTTCTGTCTACTAAACTCAGATTATTTTATATATTATTTATATAGACGTTGATGTAGGAGGAGAAAATATGGAGATAAATAAGGACATATTAAACAAGACAATTAGTGAATTCTCAAAAGGACGTAAAGATTTACTTATATCTGAATATACACAAATTATTGATAACGATGAAATAAAAGAATTGCAAATGAAAGAAATAGAAAATGTAATTGAATATGCACTTGATAAAGATTTTGACAAATTGTTAACTTCATTTAGAAATACAGAATATGACCAAAGTTATAAATATAGCGCTTTATTTAAAATTATAAATAAAGATGTCGGAGAATTATTAAGTGTTTTAGAAGAAAAGCGCAATTTAAAAATTAACGAAAATGACTATTTTGGGCATTATAATAGTGAAAAAAGATACTTTATTTTGAATTTTTTTAGAAGAGGTACAACTTTAGTGGGTAATGAAGCTATCACTAAAGAAAGAATACAAAGTGCAATTATAGTTTTGCACGAAGTGGATAAAGAATTATATTTTGAGATATCTGTAGATAGCATCCAGAATTATTATAGAAAAGATAGTACAAATTATTATTTGTCCATAATTGATAGAATTGTTAATTGGATATCACAAAAGCTCTTAATTACTTGTCAACCAGTTAATTTGAACTTTACTATTGATAAAATGAGGAAAAATCAAGAATCTGATTTTTTAGTTAGTGCACAATTAATGAATACAAATAATGGTGCGAAGGCTACGTTGGATTCGGCTAGCTCTACTACTATCATATTGCCTATTTTAGGTGAACTAAAAGAATTAATAGCAACAAATAAAAATTTGTTTAAAAACTCTGAAGAAGGGCTTGAAAAAATTAACGACTTCATTATAGAGTTAGAAGAAGAGTCTGACTTGCCTTGGGTTTCCTTGATTAATAAAACAAAAAAAATATCAATCAAGTTTTTATTTGAAAGTTATACCGGTAAAGATTATACTTTGTTAAACTACTATTATCACGAAAAGAAAAGGGAGGGTATGGATTATGTTACAAGAAAATTATTGTCGGAATACAATCAGGTCAATATTGCAAAAAACAAATCTGAAGAAACCTCTCTCTCGGGAATTTGAACAAAGTTTGATTAAAAATTTAAAACCGGGAAATAGAATTTATCCAGGAGTATACAACAGAAGATTTAATATAAGTATTAAAGAGATAGTTTTAATTATGAACGCGTTCATCGATAAAGATATTATTAATCTAAGGTTTCAAATTCAGATCGATGATGATTTAAAGCCTGAGATGTATACTTTAAAAACATTACCGCATTTTTATTATGATGACGAAAATGATATTGACATTGAACTAGATGAAAGAAATTATATACCTGTATACGAGGTTGTAAGATGACAAATGAAAAATTTGAAATTTTTAAAGAAGTATTAAAGCACACAGATAAATCAACAATAGAAGAACAGTATTTATTTTCAGAAGAGGATTATAAAAGGTTTGATTTGTATATAAAGAAATTAGAAAAAGATGATTTTAAAAACGCTAAAGAAAAAGGGGAATATTTTGAAGAATTTATTATTTTCATTTTAACATGTTCTAACATATTTGAATGTACTAAAAATATACGTACAAATACAAACGAAATAGATATTAGAGCTGAGTTCAGTCCTCCAGCTAAAGATATTGCTAAATATTATGATATAAAAGATACTAGCCCGATTTATTTTGAATGTAAGAACTATAGGACAAGCAAAATTAACGTTACTTATGTTGGTAAGTTTTTTTCTCTTTTATCAACAACGAATAAAAATCTTGGAGTGATGGTATCTCCTCAAGGTATTACTGGAACGCCTAAAGAATGGACAGACGGATATGGTTTATGTAAAAAATTAGACTTAAATATAATATAA